TTACAATGTACCGCTTTGATGATGTGTTGCGGTGTGTCTAGGGGCATGAATACCCCAGAGTTATCGTCGAAGTCTGCGACGTAGTAAAGGTCGAAGTCTTCGGGATAGGTGTTCACGGTGGATTTCTCGTCGTTAACGAGTGTTCTGAAGTCGCGTTCCGCTTCTCCGTGAGTTTTTTTGAAGAATGGTGGGTTGTACACTTCGGATTTCGCATCACGAATTGAGTATACTTTTAATTTCATTTTGTTGTCCTTTGTTTGCGCGAGACTTAATTGTCTCGCGCAAACAAAGGTGAGGATGTTTTTTTATTTGTAAAGGTGTGATGTCACTTTTTAGGGAGATTGCTTCGCTTCTCCCTAACACCCTCTACGGATGCCCCAAGGTTGTGAGGGGCGTTTGATTAGAAATGTAAGGCATGGAGTACCATCGCTGCCGCTGGCCTCCATTTCTCTATCGGTGATATTTTGGTTTGCGCCTAACGGCTTGTTCCCCGGTATTTCTACCGGGGAAGGTTTTGGGATGTTGAACTAGATAGATGGACTATTTTATTCGTCGTTTAGTTCGTCGTTTTATAGTTAGTCCTTTTTGGGTTCAACTGGTGGTGGGGTTGGTGGTGTTGTGATTTCTGGTAATGGTGGTTTAAGACCGAATTTACGAGCTTCGTCGTCATTTTTTGGGTCTTGGAGATATTCGATAAATTGAACTGGGTCATTATCGAGTTTTTTCCGCAATTCTGCGGGGACTGTAAGAAAAGCTTCTTCAGCTTTTTTTACTTGTAAGAGTGATGTTAAGAGATCTGGGATCTGTGATACGTCGGCATAAGTTCCTTGATTAGCTCTGACGTGGTTTAATTGACCAGTTTTTTTGTAACGAGTGACTATTTCATTAACGTCACAAGATTTTTTCCATTGTTGGTCAGTTTTGGATGGTTCCGTGTTTACTGTAGAAACACGTTTAGTACCGTTGGGTCTGATTTCTATTTTTTTCATGGTTGGCTCCTTAGTATGTGTACTTATTTTGTAAGTACGGATTAGGTTTTGGTTTATTTGGATTTTTTGGAACAGGTTTATTTGTGAATGAGGCATTGGAGCCCCAATCACCAGTAGTCAGTTCTTGGAATCCTTTAGCTGATGAAGATGCAGATTCTGTAAGTTTCCCAAGCATAGGTTTGATTCCCTGATAAAGGGAATTTTTTATTTCTGCTTCGGGTATACCTTTAGAGGCAACAGTTGCGTCAACGTCTGTTTTATTTTTTTGTGAGTTCATGAGGTTAACCTCAGAACCAGTTTTTTGTACGTTGAGTTGCATTTGTTTAAGTTCTAGTGCTGATGCTACTGCTGCATCTAAAGGGCTTTTCATTTCAGCAGAAGCTCCAGGGGGAGTCGAAGCCCCCCCATTTGCTGAAAGTATAGGATTAAGGCCTGCGGCTTCTAAGTCTGCTACTTCTCTTTGATGAGAGGTATTAGACATGCGAGCTTGGAAGGCCATTTGTTCTTTAGCCATCCTTTTGTTAGCTGCGTTAGTTTCACGGCCAGCCTGATAGATAGCTATAGGCGTTAGTATTGAGCCAATGGCGCCGCCCGCAGAGCCGCCGCCAGTGTTAGTACCGGCGCCAGGAGAGCCGCCGGTTGGTTGTTGTTGATTTCCCCCTATGGAAGGCACACGTAAGGACATTAGAACCTGCCTAGTGTCGCAGGTACACCATAGGTGACCATAGGACGGGCATGTTTGATATCGAACCAGGCGTCGTATAGTAGGTGCGGGTAAGTACCGGCAACTACGAGAGCCCGTTCGATGGGAGTGTTGGATTGTATGAAGGTAGCGTTTAATTGCGGCTCAGATGAGAATTCTTCAGCTAGATGCCAAACATCTAGAGGTGCTGAATAAGTTGATCTGAATTGTCCGCGAATTTGTGAAGGTGCGTAGCGGTACTCTGCGTACCGTTCTTGATAACCGAAGACTTCGGTATCGTTGGCGTCACCTTTTGCGTAGATTTCTTTTCTTAGAACGGCTTGTTCTCCAAGTTCTTGGAGTTTTGGCCAGAAGAAATCATGTTTAGTAGATCGGCTCCACATTTTATGGAGTCCTTGTTGATATGTGATGTCGCCACGGGCTTGGATGAGTCCAATTACGTAACCGTGTTCGACGAAGGATTTAGAAAATCCTATAGAGTTGCCCATGTTAGCAGCAGTTGAAAATGCTGAAAGTGTGGCAAGTGGTGTAGTAGCTGTTTCTGAAGTCTGTGTAACCGGGTGCTGCATAATTGATACAGAGCCACCGGATAAGAATTCAGGACGTTGAAGTCTGAAGTCGGGAGATGTGACATTGAAGTGAGCTTTTAGAATTTCGACGTAGCGGGTACCGCCGCGAGCGTCGAGTTCTAGGAGAGATTGGAGCATGAAGGATTGACGGAGCTCATTGATAGTAGCAGCTGTTGCGAGCGTTAGGTCAACTTCCATGGCATCACTGTTGTCGATGCTAAGTTTTTGGTTGTCTGATGATCGTATGACGTCACCGGTAGTGACTTGAGCATACATGTTTGAATTGGCGCTGTTTAATGTGTTAGTGCCAGCGTGGTAGAGTTTAGAGACTGGTGCGGAATCTATGCGTGCTAGAGGTGCAGAGGTTCCTAATGAAAGGGTTACTGCGTCACCCTTTTGTGGCCATGGTAGACATGATGTGAAGTAATCGTGTTTTTTGGCTCGCTTAAGTAGCGAGTAGTCGGCCACTGCGTCTGGGCCGTCATCCATGTTCTCGATTACTGAGTCTTGGAGGTTTTGATCTCGGAACCAGGTGTTCCATATTAGGTTGTACGCGCGGAAAGGCAGCGCGTTAATCTCTAGGTTAGGGATTTCAGTAGGGATGCCCATTTTGTCGTAGATAGTGCCTACTGTAATGCCTGTAACGGCAGTAGTAGTTAAAGTAGGGATAAGGTAGTCCGTGCCAAGGTCGGCAGGATCTGTAAGGGCACCCATGAATTTCTCCCAGTTCGTCCACAGAAGTCTGTTTGGAACGAAGAAGAAGAAATAGTCTGTGTACATATTATCAAGCATTGGTACAGCTTGAGTTGCTAAACGTGCAAATGATTTGACGTTTAAGTTTATTGTGTCGCCGGGGAGTACTTCGTCTACATAGATTGGTACGAGGTAATCGAAGTCCATAGTGTCTTTTACGGCATGTGATCGGTCAAATTTTGACCGTGCCATATTTACGGACGGTATTTGAGCGAATGAATGTTGGTTAGATCTGGAACCGAGTTGTTTCATAATTTTAGCCTCTCTTGTAAGCGTTTAAATTTCAATTTTAGAATTGTTTCTTTTACTTGCGGTCGGGTCAATGGGTATTTTGCATCCCCATTATAGTTAAGTGCGTTTGATAGGAATTCTAATTCCTCCTTTCTTGCTTTCGCAATAGATTTTTGTTGGATTTGAGGACGCACTTGTGTGACGTAGTGTTCCCAGATTTTGGGTTGGTGTGTTTTAGCCCAGTCTACGTAGTAGCGTGGGATTTTAGTTTGTTGTCCATTTTGAAGAACGCAGAAGCCGTTTTCAAATGTATGTTTATAGTATTTTTCAATCCATGAACGGCCTATAGCCCGTTTAGATGATGTTTTATGGATCGGGTGGTAGTCGTGATCTCCATCGCTACCATGAGTGAGTTTTTTGGCTGCGTAGCGTGCAACGTAGCCAGCAGAGTCGATAGTGACTTCTCCAATTTGAGAAGGTGTTGAGCTGGGGTCATTTTTTGACCAGAGTTCGTCAATGAGTGATGACGTATGTATCTGATCGCCTCGATCAGTGCTGATGTAGTATTTTGCATCAGGTGGTCTGTAGTTGAAGATGATTGCGTGCCAGTGTGGGCGTTTATTTTTGTCTCCATATTCTCCTGTTACCATGTAGGTAATTTTGTTAGAGGTCGTATGTCGTAATTTTTTGGCAAAGTCTTGCCAGTCTTTGTATTGTAACCTTGGTGATACAAGGTTTTTGTCTGAGTAAGTTAGTGTAAGAAAGATGTTTTCTTCGTGTTGAGAAGCCTCGTGCATGCAACGAATGGCTTTCTCTCTTGCTATATTGAGCCTACAAGGTAGGCATTTGCGGCATTCAAATTGAATGCCCTCTAGCTCTTTTGAAGCTAGTTTGTTATTATATGTAACATCGCCGCTTACTGTGTAAGCAGCTTTGATAGGGTTAGTACAGTGCATTGTATTAACCCTTTTTTTATAACCGGATTCCGCCGCGCATAGCGCGGGGATTCATTGTATTCATTTTTTGAATCCCGGTATTTTTTTTGAAATGGATCTTAGAGCTTTTATTGCTCATCTTTTTGCGTTTCATCGGGTTCTCCTTTTTTAACGAATCTGAGTATACATGATAATACGAAATTTAGGATGTCTAGTATTTTTTGTAGCTTGTCCATTTTAAGTCCTTTTTGCGTTGTGTTACTAATCGGACTTTTTGACAGGAAACTTGAGTTTCTGTCAGTACGGCATATTACAACAAGGTGTCGCAATATGCCGTAGATTTAACGCAACGCTTTCGTGATCGGTTCCTAGATAGGCATTTCTTTGTTCTTACAATGTACCGCTTTGATGATGTGTTGCGGTGTGTCTAGGGGCATGAATACCCCAGAGTTATCGTCGAAGTCTGCGACGTAGTAAAGGTCGAAGTCTTCGGGATAG